CGTATTAATGTAATAGAAGGGAGAACACCATTGAACTTTAAAGAAAAAGAAACCAAAGATACTAATGAAATACCTTGGTACAAGAGACCTATAACTGGTCCTGAAGACCCTTGGTACTATCAGAATGTAATAGACCTTAATGATAGACGTAGGGAGCAGAAAGAGATTGATGCTAGTGATTACTACGCTAAGTTATACAAAGATGAAGACATGAGGGAGTGCTATGGAGACTGCTAGTACTTGCTTAATGAGCTTCTGTGACTATCAATTAGGGGCTGGTAAGACAGCTGAATATACTAATGTCGATATCATATGGGCTCAACTACCCGAGGAGGTAGGGGAGGTTATGGCTCTTAAGAAGAGATATCTTAGGGGTGACATTGACTATACTGCTATGAAGAAAGGTTTACAACTAGAATTAGGAGATGTCTTATGGACTATCACTAGACTAGCTGAAGACAATGGTATGACACTAGATAGTATAGCTAAACTTAACTTAAGTAAACTAAAAGATCGTCAAGACCGAGGTGTCTTACATGGTCGAGGAGATAATAGATAATGTATAAACTAAATAAAAGATTTTCTGTTGATAAAGATAAATTTCAATGGGTGTTAGTGGAAACACATTACCCTGAGAAAGGTAAGTTGTATCAACGGAATAAATATTATGGTACTCTTAGTCAGTTATCGTCTGCTATTGTAGATGAAGAAGCTAAGAGAGCATTAGATAGTTTACCTAAAGAGAGAGTAAAAGAAGTAGACAAGATAGTTGCTTATACTACTATGTTAGAGGGTATAACTAAAAGATTAGAGGTATTTATAGGTAAGGGGGTAACAGATGGAGACAAATAAGAATCAAAGATGGACTTGCGAAGATCGTATCAAGATGNAGTCAGTTATCGTCTGCTATTGTAGATGAAGAAGCTAAGAGAGCATTAGATAGTTTACCTAAAGAGAGAGTAAAAGAAGTAGACAAGATAGTTGCTTATACTACTATGTTAGAGGGTGTAACTAAAAGATTAGAGGTATTTATAGGTAAGGGGGTTGCAGATGGAGACAAATAAGAATCAAAGATGGACTTGCGAAGATCGTATCAAGATGTTTAAGTTAGATAATGCAGGTGTGTCTGGTGCTCTGATAGCAGAGGTATTAGATAGGACAGAGTATGCTGTGATGTCTCAGATAAATAATGTATACTGGAATGAGCACGATTTACCCTCTAATACTACCTACAATACAATGAGAGACCAAGTAATCTGTGCTACACTAGCAGGTCTCTTAACTATGGAGGATATTGCTAATGAAGTACCATACTAATAAAGAGTGTTGTATTAAATTAGAAGCTATCAAAACCATAATGGAGAGCTTTAAGAATGACATAAAAGACCCTATCAATTTACATGTGATAGAGACTGTCTTGGAGTTAGTAAGAGAGCTTAGAGGAGAACTTAATAATAAGGAGTAATAATAATGAGAGAAAACGGTGTGTTAGTAAGCCATGGACCATGTAGTATTTGTGGTTCTAAAGACAACAAGGCTATGTATAGGCATGATGATGAGAGTCATTCTGCTTATTGCTTTGGTTGTGGTGACTTCCAGTTAGAAGATGGAGGTGTTAGAATAAATAATAATAATAATAAGGAGTACAAAATGGAAGGATTAGAAACGGTATCTGAAGTATCTGAGTTTGCTATCAGGGGATTCAGAGAAAGAGGTATTACTAAAGACATCTCGCTTAAGTATGGTGTCAAGGTAGGTTATGATGAGAACGATGGTAAGACTATCAAGTATCATTACTACCCTACTACTAGGAATGGTAAGATAGTTGGTTACTCTCGTAGAGAAGTAGCTAACAAGAAGTTTATTGCTGTTGGTGATGTTAAGAATGATGTAGAATTATTTGGTCAGTCTTTATTTCAATCAGGTGGTAAGCGTATTATCATTACTGAGGGTGAGCTAGATGCTATGTCTGTACAACAGATGAATGCTAATAAGGGTTCTGAATGGCCAGTAGTATCAGTAACTAATGGTGTTGGTGGTGCTCTCAAACAGATATGTGCTAACTTAGATTGGGTTAACTCATTCAATGAAGTAGTATTTATGTTTGATGCTGATGAGGTAGGTAAGAATAGTGCCTCTGAGTGTGCTAAGGTAGTACGTACTGGTAAGGCTAAGATAGCTACACTAGGTAGGCATGGTAAAGATGCTAGTGATTATCTAGTAAGCAACCACCTAAGAGAGTTAGAAGATTCTATCTGGAGAGCAGAGGTATATAGCCCTTCAGGTATTATTAACTCAGCTTCTACTTGGGATGACTTCTCTAAGGATATGAGAGAAGATAGTATACCTTACCCTGATTGTTTCTGTAATGTAAACGATCTTACCTATGGTAGGCGTACTGGTGAGTTAACTATCTTTACTGCTGGTACTGGTACTGGTAAGTCTACCTTTATTAAGGAAGATATCTATCATCTACTATCTACTACTGACTATCAGATAGGTGTAGTATCTCTAGAAGAATCAATCAAAGAAACCTTAGATGGTATCATTGGTATTCATCTTAACAAGAGAATTAACTTACCTGATACTAAGTTCGATAGGAAAGGTGAGGAAGGTAGAAAGGCTTGGGAAGCTACAGCAGGTACAGGTAGATTTACCTTACTAGACCACCAAGGATCTCTATCAGATGATAGCTTGATGCATAAGATTGAGTATCTCGCTGCGACTGGGTGTAAGTTTATTTACTTAGACCATATTACTATTGCTGTTAGTGAGGTTGATGGAGATATTAACAGAGCTATGGACAAGGTAATGTCAGACCTATTAAAGTTATGTAAGAAGTTTGATGTATGGGTAGGTGTAGTGTCTCACTTAAGAAAGACTGGTATTGGCTCTATCTCTTATGAGCAAGGTGCTGAGGTAACTGAAGATAGTCTTAAGGGGTCTGGTTCACTCAAACAGATTGCATTCCAAATCATAGCGTTCTCTAGAAATAAGTATGCTGAGACTGAGGAAGAAAGAAATCAGGTTAAGTTAACTGTTCTTAAGAATAGGTTTACTGGTCGTACTGGATTTGCTGGTTCAGCTAAGTTCAATGATAAAACAGGTAGACTTCATAATGCTAAAGGTACTAGTATTATGAGTGGTGAGTTTGATATTGAAGAAGACAAGGAGTATGACGACAAGATACCATTTTAAATAATAATAATAATAAGGAGTAGGATATGAATTATGTATTCGACATTGAAGCCGATGGGCTTCTAAACAATGCAACTAAGTTGTGGTGCATAGTACTCTATGATTTAGAGACTAAGGTTAGTACAACTTATACCAATGAGAAAGAAGGGTATGCTAGATTATCCGCTGCGTTAGACTTAATGTCTAAGGCTGATAGTCTTATTGGTCATAACATTTATGCTTATGATTTACCTTTGCTAAAGAAGCTACACGGGTTTGAGTATCATGGTAAGGTTACTGATACATTAATCTTATCTCAGCTACTTAACTTTAGTAGAAAAGGTGGTCATGGTCTAGCCTCATGGGGTGAAAACCTAGGGGTTGCTAAACCTATTCAAGAGCAATGGTTGTTCTTTGAAGAGAGGATGCTTAACAGATGTGAGATGGATGTTAAGATTAATGTTAAGACTCTATTCATTCTAAGAAAAGAGTTTAAGTTAGCTAAGATACCTGCTAAGGTAATCACTACTGAGTTTGAAACAGCTAGGATTAGTGCTCAACAAGTAGAGAATGGTTGGTTAGTAGATATACCTTTAGCTGAACATTACTTCAACTGGCTTAATGTAGAGATAGATAGGTTAGCTAGTAAGATAACACCATTGCTACCACCTAATGTTAAGCGGTTAGATTCTTTAGGTAAGTTTGTATCACCTAAGTACACTAAGAAGGGTGACTTACACGCTCACTTAAGAAAGTATTGGGAGGGTTACGACTTCGGTATCCTAAATCCCGATGGTAGATTAGGTGGTGCTTACTGTAGGGTTAAGATAATTCCTATTGAGATGACTCAACACGCTTTGATTAAGGCTTTCTTACTTAAACAAGGTTGGGTACCTACTGAATGGAACATGAAGGTAAATGAACAAGGTAAGAATGAACGTACATCACCTAAATTAACTGAGGATAGCTTTGATACTATCGAGGGTGACTTAGGTAAAGATATAGCCTTACACATGGTGTACAGTCATAGAAGAAATATGTTACGGTCAGTTAAGAATGATAAGACTGGATGGTTAAATACTATCAGGAAAGATAACAGACTTGAATGTATACCTATGACATTAGGCGCTGCGACTGGTCGTATGCGTCATAAGAACCTTGTTAACGTTCCTGGAGGTCACGCTACCTTTGGTGAAGAGTTACGAAGTATCTTTGTAGCACCTAA